CACAGAGCAAAGGCAAGGCATATCCCTGCGGTCTTGTTAAAAGGCTACGGGCAAACGTGTCTGCTTCTCATATATACGCACAGGCAAGGCGCAATCACACAGGCGCGCTCGGCCAAATCGACCCCCCACCCCCCAAAGTGCGTCTGCCGTATACATACAATGGATTCATCCATACAGCGGAGGGCATTTTTAGATATTAACGTAAGTTAACGAATATCACATGGGAGTTGCGTAAAGTTAAGTTTCGGGTATAGTGTTAATTATGGGCGATAAAGCGTGGAAACAGCGGGAAAGAAAAGTTGCTGCATTCTTTGGTGGCGATAGGGCTGCTTTGTCGGGTGGCAACGGCAAGATTACCCGCGCAGATGTTATCCATGAAACGTTATTTATCGAATGTAAACTGCGTGCAAAACATACGGTAGTTACATTGTGGGATGACACTAAGAAACTCGCAGATGCAGAAAACAAAACTCCAGTGATTGCATTATGCGAAAAAAACCGTAAGGGATTCTGGATAATGGTACACAGTGATGATTTGTACAAACTATGAGCAATGACGCATTAGCAAGGGCATTAGAGATTGCCAAAGAATTAGAACACAGAAAAGCCACAAATCTGATGGCTAACTATACCCCCTACGATTATCAAACTAAATTTCACAACACTGTAGCGCAACAAAGGCTGCTAATGGCGGGTAACCGTATCGGTAAGTCATTTTGCGGGGCTATGGAACTAGCATATCATTTAACAGGGTTATATCCTGATTGGTGGGAAGGCAGAAAATTTACTAGACCTATCAGAGCATGGGCAGGTGGTGCGTCTAACGAAACTACGCGTGACATTTGCCAAAAAGAACTGGTGGGGCAACCTGATGACCCTACGGCAAAAGGTACTGGGTCTATACCACTAAAGTTAATTGGTGAAACGGTAAGAAAAGCAGGCGTGCCTAATGCTATGAATAGTCTTGTCATTAAACATGTGACAGGCGGATGGTCACGATTAGCGTTCAAAGCCTATGAAATGGGCAAAGAAAAATGGATGGGTGAATCGTTAGATGTTATTTGGCTAGACGAAGAACCGCCATCATCAATATACACACAATCATTGACGCGTACTGCTGACAAAGGCGGTATTGTCTACATGACATTTACACCAGAAAGCGGTATGACTGAAACTGTAGCGCAGTTTGTCAACGATCTAAGGGATGGGCAGGCTCTCATACAGGCAGGGTGGGATGATGCACCACACATGACTGCCGAGGTGCGTCAACAAATATTGGCTGCGCTACCCCCACATGAACGTAAAATGCGTGAACAAGGTATCCCGCAACTAGGTTCAGGTTTGGTGTTTCCTATTGCTGAAGCAGACATGGTTTGTGACCCAATTGAGATACCAGAGTTTTGGCCTAGAATCTGTGGTCTTGATTTTGGATGGGATCACCCGACTGCTGCTGCATGGGCAGCGTGGGATAGAGATTCAGACGTAATTTACATCTATGATACTTATGCAATGTCACAAGAAGCAGTGCCAATACATGCGTCTGCTATTAAAGGGCGTGGTAACTGGATACCAGTAATATGGCCTATGGATGGTAGGCAAGCAGATAAAGGTTCTGGAAAAAGTTTGACAGAGCAATATCGTAATGAAGGTGTAAACATGACGCGTGAACACTTCACAAACCCGCCCCAACAAGGTCAAAAAGAAAATTCTGGAGGAATATCTGTTGAGGCAGGCATTCAAGAGATGTATACGAGATTTATGACTAATAGATTGAAAATTTTTAATAATCAAAGTAAGTTGTTAGAAGAATTACGAATGTACCATCGTAAAGACGGTAAAATCGTATTTAAGCATGATGATGTTATTTCGGCTGCACGTTATGCCGTTATGTCTGTCAGAAAGGCTAGGGTTAAAAATTATGAACCAACGCAAATATATTCAGATAGTAATTTTAATGTGTTTGCATAACAAAGGAAAGGACTAAACATGGGCGGAGTAGTAAGAACTATTGCAAAAGCCGTTGGTCTTGCACCTAAGAAAGCACCTGCTCCTGCACCTGCGCCAGTAGCGCAAGCAGCAGCACCTGCAGCAACTAAAAAGGCAGCAGAAGCAGCACAAGCGCAAACTGCTAAAGCAGCAGCACTAGCAGACGCAGGAGCAACACTAGGCGCAGGATATGGTGGTAGCACTATGATGACAGGTGCAAGTGGCGTTGAAGAAGAAGCAAACGTTGCTAAAACTGTTTTAGGTGGAGCATCAACAGGCGGAAAACGTAAAAGGAAAACTAATTACGGTGCTGCATAATGATCGAAGTGCGCGTTGACGCAGAAATACGAGAACGTGCATACGATTATATTGCGCCAAGAGCGCATATCTTACGCGATATGGAGGAATCTGATCGTTTTGTTGTATTTGTTGAAGGCGAAACAGACGAAATTTTGGGATGTTTGTTGTTTTCTGATTACGATGGTCACAATATTTTCGTTCATTTGGCATTAGATGACCCAAGGGTCTGTCAACGAAGAAATATTAAATTGATGTTTGATTATGCTTTTAATCAGTGTAAATGTAGTAGAATGACAGCAATGTGTGTTAATGGATACGAAAGAAACGAAAGATTACTTGCAGGCGTAGGCTTTGTCAAGGAAGGTGTTGTTCGTAAAACTATGAAGGTAAAGGGTAAGTATATTGATGCTGCTCTTTACGGAATGTTAAAGGAGGAATGCAGATGGGTATGAAATCATCACCTGCAATGCCGCCACCTGTAGATACTTCAGTGACAGATCGTACAGCAGAGAAAGAGGCAGCGGTTGCAGAGGAAAAAGCAAAAATGTTGGCTACTAGAAAGAAAGGCCAATATGGAACTATTTTGACTTCTGGAATGGGTGTAGATGAAGAAGCCGAAACTAAGAAGACAATGTTAGGCGGAACAATTACATAATGGAAACAAAACTAGAACCATACGAGTATGTAAAAAAACGACTAAGTGCAATGGAGTCTAATCGTGGCACTTGGGAAGACCATTGGCAAGAAATACTTGATTATGTCATGCCGCGTAAGGCTGATGTTACTACAGTAAGAACCAAAGGTACAAAAAGAACTGAAGTATTATTTGATAGTACAGCAATCACTGCAAACACTCTTTTAGCAGCAAGTCTACAAGGCACACTTACCTCCCCATCATTGCCTTGGTTCTCAATAAAACTCCGAGATAAAATTGTAAACGAAGACCACAGAGTACAAATGTGGCTAGAAGATACTGCGCGTAGAATGTATGACGCATTCAACGATGCAAACTTTAATACTGAAGTACATGAAATGTACCTTGATCTTACATCAATTGGTACTGGATGTTTGTTTGTTGAAGAACACAAAGACGGATTTACAGACAATGGCATACATTTTAAAACATTACACATTGACGAATTTTACATTCAAGAAAACAACAATGGATTTATCGACACTGTATACCGTAAGTACAAAATGTCAGCACGACAAGCAGTACAAGAGTTTGGTGAAGAACGTCTTGGTGAAAAAATATTAGAAGCAGCAAAACATAAACCTGAAAAAGAGTTTGTGTTTATTCATGGTGTAGAACCATCAGAAGATTACAAACGTGCAACAGGCAAAGTAGCAACTAAACTTAAATATCATAGTTGCCATGTTTGTCAGGAAGACAAAATGGTTGTGCGTACTGGTGGATACAATGAGTTTCCATATTTAGTACCTAGATGGTCTAAGGCAACAGGTGAAATATACGGACGTTCACCAAGTTATAACGCGTTGCCTGATATTAAAACTCTAAATAAAGCAGTAGAGATTGGACTTAAAGCATGGGCGAAAGCAATTGACCCCCCACTTTTGGTACAGGATGATGGTGTCATTGGCAGAGTAAGAACTACACCTGCAGGCATCACAGTTATTCGTAATGATGGTGCTATCAAACCCCTACAAATTGGCACTAACTGGCAAATTACTGACATGAAAGAAACGCAGTTGCGTACTGCGATTCGCCAAGCATACTACTCAGATCAACTACAGTTGCAGGATGGGCCACAGATGACTGCAACAGAAGTGCAGGTTCGTTATGAACTAATGCAAAGACTTCTTGGCCCAACGTTGGGTAGATTCCAAAGTGAATTTCTCAACCCGTTGATAGAACGTGTCTTTGGCATCATGTTCAGAGCAGGTGCGTTGCTCCCTCCACCTGATAATATCCAAGAGGCCAAGATGGATATTGAATATGTAGGGCCATTGGCACGTTCGCAACGAATGGAAGAAGCGCAAGCAATTGATCGACTATACCAACTTGCTGCAAACGTTGCTCAGATTGACCCTACTATTATGGATAACATCAATCACGATGAAGCAATTAGAATGCGTGCAACATTGTTAGGTGTACCTAAATCTATCTTGGTTTCTAGGGAAGACGTTGCAGATAAACGTGAAGCGCAACAACAAGCAGCAATGCAACAACAAATGATGATGGCGCAACAACAGCAGGCACAGACAGGTAAGATGCAGGCTGAAGCGGCAAAAGCCGTAGCAGACCCAGACGTACAAGACGTTATGACTGAAGCGTCAACACAAGCCGAACAGGAGTTAATGTAATGCCAAATAAAGGACTATATTACAACATCAATGAAAGAAAAAAAAAGGGAATTAGTAGACCTAAATCTAAATCTACTATTTCTGCAAAAAATTATGAAAACATGAAAAAAGGTTTTCCTAAGATTGGAACACGAAAAGCATAATGGCAGATTCAGAACAATTTGAAGAATTGCATAAGGAACACGCAGAGTTAGTAGAAAACTACAAAGAGTGTTTCTCAACACCTGCGGGTGAGAAAGTGCTAAAAGACTTGGAAGCAGCATACGGTAATAGAATTAGTTTTTCTAGTGACCCGTATTCAACTGCATACAAGGAAGGGCAGCGTAGTTTATTTCTACGCATCATTTCAATGATAAAAGAAAGGAAAGAAAAATAATGTCAGAAAACGCAGAGGCCGTTACCACCGAACAGGTAACTCAAGACACTACTGTTCTTGGGTCTGAAGGGGTGAGCGATAACCTTGATTGGAAATCTTCACTACCTGACGATCTAAGAAATGACCCAACCTTATCTAATTTTAAGGATGTGGAAAGTCTAGCAAAGACTGTAGTACATCAACAAAAGCAAATGGGAAACCGTATTCCGATTCCAAAAGATGAGGATGGTTTTAAAGAACTATACGGTAAACTGGGTAGACCAGATGACCCATCTGCATACGAAACAAAAGTACCAGAAGACTTGCAATCTTATTTTGGTGAAAACGAACTAAGCCAATTTAAACAAGTTGCACATGATATTGGTCTAAACCAAAAACAAGTAGATGCTTTGATTAACTACCAAGCAGGCGCAATCCAACATAACTTGGAAAATGAACCTGCTGTTCTTGCAACACAAAAAGAAGAAACTGAAGACTTTTTGAAAAAAGAATGGGGTGTTGATTACAGTAAAAATATTCGTGCAGCACAAAGAGCGTTGCAGGTATATGGTGATGACGAAATCATGGAACTAATGAATACCTCTGCAGGTAACCATCCTGCAGTTATTAAGTTGTTTTCTAAACTAGGTGCAGAAGTAACAGAGGATATGACGCAAAATACGCAAAATAATACTCTGGCTGCAAACAGGTTAGATGCACAAGATGAAATTAGCAGCACTTTTGCTAATGCAAATCATCCATATTTTAAAGCAGACCATCCAGACCATAAATCGGCTGTGGAGCGTATGCGTCAACTTATGGAAAAAGTGCATGGTAATTAGCAACTTATGTGGTATATTTGAATTACAATATTAAGGCCCGTTAATAGGACAACCTTGATTGTAGGTGTGATGCCTTAAAATCCGTTCGACAGTGCGTTAACTGTAAGGTTTCCCTGCAAAGGACAAAAACCGTGAAATGTAAACTTAAACTAAAGGAGGCACACTATGTCAGTGCAAATCACAACCGCTTTTGTAGAACAGTACAAAAGCAATGTGTTCCACTTGGCGCAGCAGAAAGGCTCACGTTTAAGGGATGCGGTTAGAACTGAAACAGTTACAGGTAAATCGCACTTCTTTGAGCGTATCGGTTCTGTTGCGGCTCAGAAGCGTACTTCACGCCACTCTGACACCCCAAGAATGGACACACCACACTCAAGACGTAAAGTCACTATGGACGATTACGATTGGGCAGACCTGATTGATAATGAAGATAAGATCAGAATGCTTATCTCACCTCAATCAGAATACGCAATGGCAGGCGCATGGGCAATGGGCCGTGCGATGGATGATTCAATTATTGCTGCTGCTACAGGCAACGCTTTTGGCGGTGTTAGTGGCGGTACTTCAATTGCTCTACCATCGACACAAAAAGTTGCTGTAGCGTCTTCTGGACTATCTGTAGACAAACTTATCTCTGCTAAAGAGATTTTGGATGGCGCAGATATTGACCCAGATGAAGAAAGATACCTAATTTGTACTTCTAAGCAAATCTCTGATCTGCTTGCAATTACACAGGTAACTTCAGCAGACTTTGCGTCAGTAAAAGCACTTGTTGCAGGTCAAGTTGATTCTTTCATGGGCTTTAGGTTCATCAGAACTGAAAGGCTTGGATTGGATAGCAACAGCGACAGAGCAGTATTGGCTTTTGCTAAGTCTGGTATCGGGCTTGCTGTCGGTCAGGATGTAAACACAAAAATTTCTGAACGAGCAGACAAGAATTATGCAACACAAGTATTTCTATCTATGACTATCGGAGCAACGCGAGTTGAAGACGAAAAAGTAGTAGAAATTGCTTGCCAAGAATAAGGAGGGTTGATCTATGGCTACTGTATATTCAGCACAGAAGACAAGTTGGAGTCAAAACAACCCAACTGATCGAGTCAAAACAAATGAAATGGCAGGAAGGGTGCGAATTGCTTACGCTACTTATGAAGCGTCATCACTAGCATCAGGCGATGTCATTGAAATGTTTAACTTGCCTAACGGAGCAAGGATTGTTGGCGGAACTATTGCACACGATGCACTAGGTTCATCTACAACTCTTTCTGTAGGCTATGCAGCGCATACTGATTCTTCAGGTTCAGCAGTATCAGCAGGTGCAGCGGCTTTTAAAGCGGCAGCATCTTCTGCTTCAGCAGGACTAGCAGATTGTGCAGCGACATTGGCTCTAAACTATGGTTTAGAAGTTGATGCCGACTACACTGGTATGCCAGTAACAGTTACTATGGGTGGCGCAGCAGGCACAGGTACTATCGTACTAAGCATGCAATACGTTACCGACTAAGTAGCACAGGTTGGGGGGTGTAAAATCCCCCCTGCCTTTATAAAAAGGGATTAGAATGGCAACAGACGTATCTATTTGTAGTAATGCTTTAAGACGATTAGGTGACCAACCTATTACAAGTCTTACTGACGATACAGAAAGAGCGCGTCTATGTAATGCCTTTTTTACAGAAGCGCGTGACCATGTACTACGCGCTCATCCATGGAATTTTGCAATAACTAGGGCAAGTCTGCCCCAACTGTCTAACACTCCTGCATACGGATTTACATACATGTATGCACTTCCTACAGACCCATATTGTTTGCGGGTGTTGGAAATGGAGTATGCAGATTACATCTTTAAAATTGAAAACGATGCAACTAATGGCAGGGTCTTGGTTACTGACGAAAGTACAGCAAAGATTTTGTACATAGCGCGAATCACTGACCCAACGCTTTTTGATGCAATGTTTGTAGAAACTCTTACATCTAAGTTGGCTGTAGATTTAGCGTATGCAATAACAGGAAGCGCACAACTACAGGCGCAGATGGAAAAAATGTATCAAGCCAAACTATCTGAAGCCCGTAGTGTTGATGGTCAAGAAGGATTTATTGATGACCTTGTATCTAACACATTTACGGACTTTAGAAAATAATGGCAAGAGTACATCCATTTCAATCAAATTTTACAGCAGGCGAACTTACTCCCAAGTTAGCAGGCCAGATTGACTTTAAAAAATATTCAAATGGATTAGAAATTCTTGAGAATATGACTGTATTCCCACAAGGGGGTGCAGCGCGTAGATACGGCACACAATTTGTTGGGCCAGTAAAAGACCATACAAAAACAATAAGGCTCATACCTTTTGAATTTAATGTTGAGCAAAGTTACATATTAGAGTTTGGTGACCAATATATTCGTTTTTACAAAGATAACGGTATTATTACTGAAAACGATAAAACTATTACAGCCATAACACAGGCTAATCCTGCAGTAGTTACATCTGCAAGTCACGGATATAGCAATGGTGATGAAGTCATTATTACTGCTGTAGTAGGTATGACTGAAATTAATGGCAAACGATATACAGTAGCATCAGCAACAACTAATACTTTTGCACTGCAAGACCTAGACGGTAACAATATTGACAGCAGTGGATACACGGCATACACATCAGGTGGCGATGCTAATAAAATTTACGAAATCTCTACGAGCATTACTGAAAGTATGCTTTATGAGATTCAGTACACGCAATCGGCAGACATCATGTACATCGTGCATGAAACGTTGCCGCCACAAAAATTAACGCGTACTGGTCATACATCATGGACAATTGGTGATGAAACGTTTGCAGGCGGCCCTTTTTTAGACGATAACACTTCAAGTTTTACATTTACTTCATCTGCCACAGGCGTAGGCACAGGACGTACTTTAACGGCTTCTGGTTTATTTCCTGATGTTGGAAACTTAACAGGTTTCCATACAGACGATATTGGACGTTTGGTAAAGATGAAAGATGGTTGGGGTGTAATTACAGGCTACACATCATCTACCGTAGTCACATGGGAAATTAAAAAAGATATTGGCTCTGCTTCTGCCACAACAGAATGGGCATTAGGCGCATGGTCAGAACACACAGGTTATCCGCGTACAGTATCATTTTATGAGCAGCGTTTAGTATTTGCAGGCTCGACATATTTCCCCCAAACAATCTGGGCATCCCAATCAGGGTTGTACACAGACTTTGATGCAGGCGCGGGTGACGCTGCAGATGCGTTTATCTACACAATTGCAGCGAACAAAGTAAACGTAATACGTTGGTTAGCACCTGCGCGTGATTTGGTTGTAGGTACTGCAGGTGGTGAGTTTAAGGTAGGAAGACCTACTGGTGAGCCTCTAAAGCCTGATAACGTTACAATTACACAGCAAACTACATACGGTGGATGGACTACAGAGCCTATCCAAATTGGTAACGTAGTTTTATTTGTACAGAAAGAACGTAAAAAGATTCGTGAGTTTGCGTATCAATTTGAAGATGATGCGTATTCTGCACCTGATATGTGTTTGTTAGCAGAGCATATAACAGGCACAGGTATTACAGATGTTACTTACGCTCAAGAACCAGAAAGTATTTACTGGGCTGTGCGTGATGATGGCGTTCTATTAGGAATGACTTATAAACGTGAAGAAGACGTTATTGCGTGGCATCGTCATATTTTTGGCGGTTACATTATTCAAGAAATTGACACTTCTACACAATTAACAGATTACGCTAGTGATAGCCTGCAAAATGGCTATTTTACTATTACAGCGCATGGATACACTACAGGTGACCCAGTTATCTACGACAACAACGGCAATGATGACATCAGCGGTCTTGTTAATGGTCAAACATATTATGTCATTGCTGTAGACGCAAACACTGTAGAATTAGCCAGAACATACAAACAAGCCGTAGATCGTACTGTACATCAAATTGGCACAGGGTCTGGCACACACATTATTAAAAATCACGCTAAAGTAAAATCAGTTGCTTCAATTCCAGTTGGTGATACAACTGAAGTATGGGTTGTTGTTGAACGTACTATCAATGGCGAAAAAGTACAGTATGTTGAATACTTAGACCCATTACTTAACATGGATTCTACATTGGCAGGATTAGTAAATGGCACATCTGGAACACTAACAAACCTAGACCATTTGGAGGGTGAAAGTGTACAAGTTTTAGTAGGTGATGCGGTATACCCAAATCAGACGGTAACTAACGGTGAAGTCACTGTAACATTACCATCAGCAAGCGGGTATCAAAATGTTGAGATAGGTTTAGGTTATACCAGTAAAATGGTAACTATGCGTGTTGAAGCAGGAGCATCAGCAGGGTCTGCACAAAACAGACCAAAAAGATGGAATGAAGTGGCAGTTAGATTATATGAAACTGTCGGTGTAACAGTAAACGGTGACCAAATACCTTTTAGATCATCGTCTACACCTGTAGGGCAGAATATACCTGCATTCTCAGGTGATAAACGAGTGACTAATTTGGGTTGGAACAGAGAAGGTCAGATAACGGTAGAACAAACACAGCCGTTACCTATGACTGTTCTTGGTATAACAGGAACGTTGGTTACCAGTGATTAGAGGAGGATACTGATATGGCATGGTGGGTTATACCTGCAATGGTTGCGTCAAGCGCAGTTACCATTATGGGTATCCAACAACAGAAAAAAAACATGCGTGCCAACAGAGCGTGGCAGCAGTATGAGAATGATTTAAATTTTAACTACGAAAAGCAAAAACGTTTAACTGAAGAAAAGAAACGTTTGAGTGAGGTTCGTGCAAGAACAGGTGCGTCTGGTACACAGATGTTCACAGGTAGTAGTTTGCTTGTAGCAAATGCTGATATGGAAGAATTTGAAACAGATATGTGGTATCTGGAAAAGGGGCTATGGACAAAGACTCAGGCGCAGGATGCAGCGTTAGCAGGTGAAATTGCTAATGCTAATTTTGCTATTGGTCAGTCATTGTTTAATACGGCATCCTCGGTAGGCTCATATCAACAAAATCAAAAGTTACTTGATGCGAAGGGGATAGACTAATGAAAATACCTCGTTATCAAAGTAATCTAGGTTCAGCACCAATCCAAAGCGGTAGAACGCTAACTACAGGTACTGGTGGCGCACAAGGTATGGTCAATTTGGGTCAAACCATGTTGGACTCTATATCTGCTTTTGCAGCACAAAAACAAGAAATACAGTTAAAACTGCGTGACCAAGAAGTCACAAACCTAGCCACATTGTCAGAAGGCGATAGTCTGATGAGGGCTAATGATTTTGTTTTTGGTTTAGAAGAACGTAAAGATTATAACAATTTCCAATCTGATTATGACAAAGATTGGGTTAAACACACTGCTAAAGTAAAAAAAGAAAGATACACAAACAAAGAAGGTGTGTTTGATGAATATGCTTGGAGTCAGTATGAACCGTTCCATAACAAAGCATATATGGAAGGTAAGGTAAACGTACAGTCAAGTATATCAAAAGCGCGTAATGCACAATCAGTTACAGCATATAATACTAATTTTGATGCTACTAAGACAAAGATTTCAACATCTACATCAACTGCACAAGTTATTGGTAACTGGCAAGAATGGTCAGACGGTACATTTAAAAAATATTCAGGCTTACAAACATTTGACCAAGGCACACTTGCTAATGGTTATGATGATCTATTAGCAACATCTAATAGTCAGATGATGCTATTGCAGTCTGGCGAAAACGGCAAAATACCTATTTATCAAAATCCTAATGGTGCAACAGCAACGGATTGGTCAAAAGTATCAGAACGTGCTGCAGACCCGTCTGTCAAAATGTATGACGTAGAAGGCAATGAACTTACTGTAGATGACCCTGCCCGTGCAGACTTTATTAAAAAAGCACAACAACTGTCATCTGAACAAGATACGTTTGATACTAACCAAATTACTGTAAATGATAGAGCCGCTGTAGATGGTTTTAATGAAAGACTTGGTGTGCTTTACACAGGTCAACCTGACCCAACATTTATGGATGATGTAAACAAATCCAATCTGTCTGGGGATGCTAAGAAAAAACTTAACGCAGATTACCTTGCTGCGGTCAAAGCACAAAAAGATAAAGTAGCATATTGGGATACAGACGCAGGTAAGCAAACAGACGCTATTGTTACTGCAATGGTACTAAGTGGTGCTATCGACACAGAAGAAGAAAAATCTGTAATTATACAACTGTTGGCAGAAGGCAAAATAAAACCAGAACGTGCTACAGCATTGAAGACGCAAATAGAAACAATGCAAAAAGATGCTAATAGTCACAAACTGTTTATGTTTAAGAATGCTGCTAAAGTAGTGCTTAAAGAAGCAGGCGCAGACCCTAACTTGTTGTCTATGTTAGACGGTCAAAACATGACTGCTAAAGATGTAAACGAAGTATTAGGCTCAATATTTTCAAGTGGCCTAGATGCTACTGCTTACACTGCTGTCAACAATTTGACACGAATTATTGCTGAAGGTGAGAAGAAAGGCATATCAATGGCAGATATGCTAATTAACACAAAAAGCCCACACTATGTCATCAACGATCTTGTTCAGGTTTATAAGAAATCAGTAGAAGAAGATAAGATTAGAAATTACACAGATAAAGCAGATGCGTTTATTAAATCTGACCCAGACACTATTAAGTTTGGTGACTACAGAATTGACCCTGCAGGATGGATTGCATATCAGGAAACAAAACTATCAGGACAGCCAAAGCCAGAAATACCAATTAAAGGTGAAAATGAAGGCATCAACGAATATTTGTTAAGATTGCAAAAATGGAATAAACAACAAGAGGCTAAGAATACTGGGCTACCATCATTCCTAAGAAGTGATGTAGTAGGCGGTGCAAGTACGCAAGGCTCTATGATTCTACCTTCACCTTCAGGAAATCAATAATGGCAGTTGTTGGAATTACAGCATCACAACTAAGACAAGCAGGATTTGATGACGAATCTATCTTAGGCCATATTGATTCACAAAGACCTTTGCTAAAACAAGCAGGGTTTTCAGACAATCAGATTGATAAGTTTTATGGTATTGAGCGTACTACAGTTGCGCCATTAACTAATGATGACATTAATCCTGTTAAAATTGGTCAAAATACTGAAGGTTCATCACTTAACGCAGGTCAAGATGTAAGTAAGACTTGGGCTGAAAAGCACGCAGACAAAGACCCTTCTAGTGCTGTTAATGGCACTCAGGTTAACAATGCAACTGCTTCAACAGAAAACGCACCTATTAAGGAAGGCGATACTGTTAACTTTAGTGAAGGTAATATCCAAACATCAACAGATCAGGTACTTGATAACAAATCATCTTTAGTGCCGTTTCAAACAGTACCAACACCTGATTACAATACGCAGTTGTTTAAAACGATTGCTGAACAAAACCAAGCAGAACTAGCAAAACAAGAAGAAATGAAAGCCAACAACTTGATCTACTACGATCAAATGAGTGATGGCGAAAAAAAAGTTTACAACAGAAATCGTAGAAAACCTGTCCGTGATGGACAGCAAATGGGTGTTGTATATCGTGAAACACCTGCAGAAAAATTAAAAATTATAAACACTACAGTAACAACAGGCCCAAGCAGCATGTTGGTACTAAACTCTTTAAAAAATGCACAAACATTAGAAGATGATGATGTAGGCACACTAAACGAATACATGTCATTTATTGGCAGTATGGAGTCTGGTAATCGTAATATTTATAACGAAGCAGGCACAAAAGGCGGTGTGTTTCAAATAGCAGACGATGAAATGCCTAGCCTGCTTAATTACTATGGCAACATTGCTAAAGCAGAAAATCCAGATTGGAAAATGCCAAAATGGATGGAAATGGCATACACCCATAAAGACGCTACAAAACTGTCATTGGATGCTCAACGTGCATTAGCGTTGATAAAACTGACAATGAACCCTGAAGCACAGGCATATATCTTGAAAGGTGCTAGGGGTGATAAAGATGCGCTAACAGCGTTGTATACAGATTACTATAATCCTGTCACTGAAGGGCGTAATGTTGCTGAATTTGCCGAGCGTGTAAATTCACACATGAATAGTTGGAATACACTAGGCTATGAATATGCTTTGCCTGAACTAGCAACATGGGCATCATCTAACACAAAAGCAGAAGATGACGATTGGTGGATTACTAAATTTGTAAAAGAATCCTACGCAGGACGTAAGTTTATTAAATATACAGGCGGTGCAGGTGACCAAAACGTATTTGGTGCAGGTTACGCATTGTCTACTACTGGTCTAATAGAAGCGTATCACAAAGCAGTTACAGAAGATGGTGTAGACCCACAATTAGCCTATGAACAAATTTTTATGCACCAAGCACAGAACTTCCCACAAGAACTAATACAAAGTGCTGTAACGCTTGTGAATGACCTACCCATGATGGGTCTAGGGTTTGTAGGCGGATTAGGTATTGGTGCGGGAACTACTGCGGTTACTGGAGGAGCAGCAGCCCCCGCAACACCATTTATAGCAATGGGAACTGCATTTGGTCTACCAGAAACTGTGCGTGACGTTTATATGCGTGCAATAATGAATGGTGAAGTCAACAACTTTGATGAGTTGCTTGATGAAATTATGCGTATTCAAACACTCAAAACATTTGGTAAATACACAACAGTAGGTGCTGCAACATACGGTACAGGTAAAGGTATTAAAGCACTAGGCGGAGGCCGTAAGACACAAATAGCAGGTGAAGTTGCCACAATGGTAACTCTATCATCTGTACTAGAAGGTCAAGTGCCAACGCGTAAAGACTTTGCACATGCTGCAGTATTGATTTTTGGTATTCACTACGCAGGTAGCGGTATCAACAAACTGTACCATGCGTACAAAAAATACGGCATCCATCCGCGTGACATGGAAACATTGGCACAAAAACGTGATGATGTAAAAGCAGACCTGCTAGACCCTGATGTAGCAGAACCGCGTGCTTTAGCAGAACTAAATGAAGCATTTATTCAGGGGCTTGAAACAGAAACAAACATCAAACTTGTCAAACCGCCTAAAGTAGAACTTGAAGCAAAAGTTGCTGTTGAAGGGTCTGGTTCAAAAGAAGGTATTGTTAAAGGCCGTGAAGAACTTAACGGTGAGGTCATTCTTAGGGTTGAGTTAGAAAACGGTGAGATTGTCCATATCAAAGAAATGGATGCTCAAACAGCACCCAAACCTAACACAGAAACGGTTAATGTAACTAAAGACGGTAAGATTGAAATTACTGAAAAAGTAGAAACAAACTTTGAAACTCGTAAACAAAATGGTGAGTACAACAGTGATGTAGTAGAACTGCAAACACCAAAAGATCAATTAAAGATTATTTGGAAAGAATCACCAGAACAAATTAAAGACGCTAATGCTGCTATAGAAACCTACCTTAATGATGGCACAGGTTCGTTTAAAGGTTTTAACAGATTAGAGGGTAATTCTACATATATTATTGATACTGGTGCATTTGGCAAAACATTTAAAGATGGTTACTCAAATCGTACAAAATCAGCAGAAGGCCGTAGTGGTACGCAAGATATTATTGTCAAAGAATGGTTAGGAAAAAATGCGCCTAATGCAAAAGAAAAAGTTAGCCGCGTAGATGTTGTTTATGAAGTTGCTAAAGATGGCCCATCAGGTGTAAAGGCAAATTCATACATTTTGCGTAACAATGAAGGCAGTATGTTTGCTGTTCCAAAAGTTATTTTTGAAGCAGTACAACAAACTAAATACATCAAAGAAATAGATGCTCAAGGTAAAACAATTTATGAAGCACCTCAAAAAGCAGATGTACTATTAAGTGACAATGTTTTGATGGTACTTGACCAACAAACAAAACGTATTGTTGCTGCATTCAAAGTAGAAAAACTAAAAGGTCAGCCAGAAGTACAGGCAACAAATTATTATAATACGCATGTAGGCGCAAAAGAGAAGGTATTTGCTGACTCTGATATGAAAGGCGGTTCATACCAAGACCGTGCTTACAGCAGCAAAGGTGGTGACGATTGGGGCGTACCTAACGAACCAACATCAGGTGGTGGCTTTGAAGTACCGCCAGATATGCCGTTGCTTAACTCACCATACAAAAAGTTTTACAACAACGCTAAAGGGCTAGATACCTTTGATCTTGTTGAATTGGTAGAAATACTAATTAACAAAACACCTGCAGTAGAAAAACTTGGCCCTAATCTGCGTGGTTACTTCCAGTTTGGTAAAAAAGGCAAACAGATGCCAATACCAAAGGAAGAACTAAAAGTTATTGTAAATCGTGCGTTGGCTGAAAATCCTAAAGATTTTACCATGACACTAGCGCATGAAATTGGACACTTGATTGATTACCTGCCTCAAGAAACTATGGCTAAAGGTAACATTCTAGGCTCAATGTCAACCCTAAAAGGTTACATGAATAAATGGATTGACGGTAGAGCAGATGGCGCAAAGCCACTCGACCCTAAAGAAATTGCTGCTATGAAAAAAGAAGCAACAATTGAAGCAGGACGGGTTGAGAAAAAGGTAGATAAAGAAATCACAGAAGACCTAAAAATTACTCCTGAGAAAATACTCGACATCTTCCGTGACCCAGAAATTCGTAAGAAAATTGACCCTGAGTTTTATGATGCGTTTATTAAGTTAGATGGCAAACTCAAAAAACTTATTACAAAAAGTGCAATGCGGGGAATGATTGACCCACATATCAAAGCACTTGTTGACCGTGTAAATGGCAAGAAACCTAAGAATGATGCAGAGGCTAAATTATCTGAAGAAGCGGCAGAAATCTTCAAGCGTAAGTTTGAAACAGAGGTGCGTGAGCGTGGTTTGGTTAGCCGTGAAGAAATCACAGTAGAACTAAAAGCACTATCACAGGCATGGAAACCATTTAACAGAATTGCTGACCCTAAATATACAGCATACCGTGACAGCCCTAGAGAATTGATGGCTGACTTTATGATGGCATTTTTGTTGCGTCCACAATGGACAATGATAAATGCACCTAAGTCTTGGCAATTGTTTAACTATCACATGTACAAACGTCCAGAAGTTAAAGCGCAGTATGAAAAACTACAGAATGAACTTAACGCAGGTTCAGATGTACGTTACTCATCAATGGTCACGCGTATCTCTAATAAGTTTGTAGATAGTAAAATTAAGATATTTGAAGGCATGGAAAACGCTTGGCAACCTAACAAGCGTGATGCAATTGAAGTTGATCTGCTAGATACAATGGCTTGGTTCTATAGACGTTTTGGTGGACAGAACGGCATGTGGGGCAAAAGTAAAACTGGTCAAAGCCGTTGGATGGACAAAGAAACGTTGAACCTTAATGCCCGTATGGAAAACTACAGGTATCGACATGCAGGTATGCAGCGTTATGCAGAAACACTAGATGCTGAAGTAGTACGCCCTGTAGAAGCAGCAGGCTATAACAGCAGTATGCTATCAACAATGTTGTTGCTACGAAATCTTGCTGTATCTCAACAGCGTATGGGTAAAGCAAACCCAATGGGTTTATGGGCGCAGTTAAAGGCTATTGGGCCTGAAGGTGAAGCCATAATGAATGAGTTTGTAGGGGAGCGTACTCCACTAGAGGCTTATCAATGGTTTGCTAAAGAACACCCCATATTAGACCAAGCAGCAACTAGGTTTTATGAAATCCGTAAACGTTACATTCATCCGCTTATCAAAGAAAGTAAGGCGTTTGATAAAGAAACATTAGATAAGATTCTCAACAACGAAGAATACATTACGTTCAATGTATTGAAATATGCGCTTGACCGATTGAATAGATCAGGTGGTACAAACATTTCATCTGCATCATTTAGCAAAAGAGCAGAAGGTACATTGTCAGACATTGTAGACCCACTATTGGCTACAGTGCAAAAAGACATGCTGATTATGGGTGAACTAAAACGTAATCGTATGATTCACGATGCTGTGCGTTGGATGGAAGCCAATAAAGATTGGATGGAAAGTTTTGATGCTGAACGTATGGCAAAACAAGTATCAGGCCAATGGAAAGATAAGGTTGTACAAAAGGCTAAATATATTGACAAAGGTAAAGTAGAGCCTGCACCAGAAGGTATGAAGACTATTGCCTTTATGCAGAATGGTAAATTTACTTACTACCACATTAACAAATTTGCAGCAGTAGCACTTGAGCGTAATCCGCATGTAGCAATGCAATGGATGAGTTATGTGCAATCATCTAATAACTTTTTCAGAACAATCTACACAGAATACAATCCTAAATTCTGGCAAAAGAACACATTTAGAGATATTGGGCGTGCAGTAAGAAACTTGCCTAAAGCACGTTACTTTGATTTAGCAGGTGGTTTTAAAAACTCATACGTTAAATATTTTCTTATGAATCTAAAACCAACTTGGAAGTCTATCTATGGCGATAGAAAAGGCACAGAACTTACACGTTGGATGGAAGAACAAGGTTTCCTAATTGCACAAGTAGAAGGTTACCGAGGTAAAGCAGGCGAAGCATACATTCAAAAACTGGCTGACAATAAACTACTAACGCCAGATCAGTTTGTTACTGAGAAGATGATGCACCGTTTGACTCCAAAAGAATATGAGTCATTGTATGACAGAACAATGGGGCGTTTCTTCCAACATCTAAGTGACTTTGCAAAATTCCTTGAACGTGCGCCTAAAGTAGCAGGTACAGCGTATCTCAAAGATATGATTGCGCGTGGTGAACTTAGTATGTCTACACAGGAAATGATGCTGAAGATACAGGCAGATGTAGGCTCACCTGCATTCTTGCGTACTTCACGTTATCACCAGTTAACTAATAACATGCTAATATTTTCAAATGCTATGAAAGAGGGTATCCGAGCAGATTATGTAAGACTGCGTGAAGACCCAATGTCAGTCACAGGTAAGTTTATAGCCTATAACGTAGCACCTAAAGCAATTCAGAAGATGATGAAATACGGTGTGTTTGGTACTGGTCTGTATTATTTCTACAAAGGCGTATCTGAGTATGATGAACAAAACTACATTGTGATACCGATTGCATACACTAAATCAGGCGCACCTGTTTATTGGCGTATACCACAAGACGAATCAGCCCGTGTAATGAATGGCTTTATTGGTCTTGCAATGGACGCTACATTTGGTGAAGGCGAAGTAGGTGCATCAAACTTCCTAAAAGCATTGGAAAGTGATGTATTGCCTAGTCTGAACCCAGTTATTCCGTTCCTAAAAGATACGATTACTTTTGCTACAGGCGGTAATCCGCTTGATAATTTCAGAGGTGAGTATGCTTTGGATGAGGATGTATGGAAAGCACAGAACACTGAAACAACCAAAGAAGCATTGAAGTATATGTGGAACACTTACGGTGGTGGAAGCATTTACAGACTACGATCTGATGACCCAACAGAGATTGTTAGTGAATTAGAAGAAATTTTGCGTATCCCACTAGCAGGTGAAATGGCAAATGTTTTCCTTAAAGTTGGTGAACATCCTGTTAAGATGGATATTTACAAAGATTTGAAACTGCTTGATAGGGAAAAAAGCAGAGAAAACCTAATCTTTAGAGGTGCAATTAAAAAGATTCTTGATGCCAGTGATGAAAAATTAACGGTAGAAGAAATACAAGTGATTGCAAAAAGAGAAAATTATATTAAAAATAATACTTTATTGCGTAAGCAAATAGGTAAAGTTACAGGTGGAACAGATTTGTTGCAACTGCTGTTGTCAGCAAAAACTAATGAGGAAAAGGCAGTGATTATCAAGAACATACAAAACTTTGTTCAAGAGAACCCTTCAGATTTTCCGCTGTTGTTTCAAGAAGAATAGTGGTAAGATAGGAGAAAAAGATGACTATATCGACTACAACAATTAAAAACAGTTATTCAGGTGACGGGTCTAACGACACCTTTGCCTATACGTTTAAAGTCCTTGCTGATAGCGATATTCAGGTCATTATCCGTGCATCTAACGGTACGGAAACTGTCAAAACTTTGACAACTCATTACACTGTAACTGGTGCAGGTTCAGCCAGTGGCGGTAATGTAGTCTTTACCTCTGGTAACATTCCAACAAATACAGAAACCGTTGTTATTAGACGTGAAACAACACAGACACAAACGGTTGACCTAGTAGAAAACGACCCATTTACAGCAGAAACTGTAGAAGGTGCGTTTGACCGATCTATTATTGTTGCACAAGAATTGCAGGAAGAAGTAGACCGATCAATTAAACTATCGCGTACTAACACAATGACATCTACAGAATTTACAGTAGATGCAGCAACGCGTGCTAACAAAATTCTAGCCTTTGACGGTAATGGTGAGATTGCTGTTACTCAAGAATTAGGTACTTACAAGGGTGATTGGTCAGCATCTACCGATTATTCTGCCCGTGATATTGTCAAAGACACTTCAACAAATAATATTTTTATTGCTAATACAGCGCATACATCATCAGGTTCACAGCCACTTACTAGCAACACAGACAGTGCTAAATGGGATTTATTGGTAGACGCTGCATCAGCAACATCAAGTGCAAGCGCAGCAGCAACTTCTGAAACAAACGCAGCAACCAGTGCAACAGCAGCGGCCTCAAGTGCTACAGCAGCAGCAGCAAGCGAAACTGCAGCAGCAGCATCTGAATCAGCATCTGCAGCATCTGAATCAGCAGCAGCGTCTAGTCAGAGTGCGGCAGCAACTAGCGAAAGTAATGCGTCTACTTCTGAAACAAACGCAGCAAGTAGTGCAACTGCGGCAGCATCATCTGCAACTGCGGCAGCAGCGTCAGAAACTGCAGCAGCATCAAGTGAAACGGCTGCATCATCAAGTGAAACAGCGGCTTCAACATCAGAAACAAATGCGGCGGCATCAGAAACAGCAGCGGCTACAAGTCAAACTGCAGCAGCAACCAGTGCTACAAACGCTGCAACTAGCGAAACCAATGCAGCAACAAGTGAAACAAATGCAGCAACTAGCGAAACTAACGCTGCATCATCTGCTACATCAGCGGCAGCAAGTGAGGCAGCAGCACTAGCGTATGCTGATAACTTTGACGATACATATTTAGGTGCAAAAGCATCAGACCCATCAGTTGATAATGATGGTGATGCACTAGATGATGGTGCGTTGTATTTTGATACTACCAACAATGTAATGAAGGTCTATGATCTTGGTTCTACTACTTGGTATCAACTTACACCAACAGTTTCAAACCAGACCAATATCAATACCGTTGCAGCCCGTGACGCTGATATAGGCACAGTAGCCGCACGAGATGCGGATATAGTAACAGTAGCAGCGCGTGATGCAGATATAGGTGCATTGGCTGATATTGAAGATGGTACAACAGCAACTAACGCAGTATCGAATGCAGGTAACAACACTACTAACATCACAACAGTTGCAGGACAGATTTCACCAACTAACAACATTGCAACCGTAGCAGCGGCAGATTCAAATATTTCAAACGTTGCAGGTCAAATATCACCAACAAATAATATTGCGACAGTAGCAGGGGCAAATGCCAACATTAGTACCGTTGCAACCAACTTAACAGGTTCTAACACAATTGGCACAGTAGCGGGTCTAAACACAGAGATTGCTGCACTTGGCCCAATATCTGCTGATATTACAACAGCAGCAAGTAACGTTACTGATATTACAAACTTTGCAGATGTGTACATTGGCCCATCAGCAACAGCCCCTACAGCAAGAGCAGATTCATCAGCACTTCAGGTAGGTGACTTGTACTTTGATACTTCAACGTCAACGATGAAGGTTTATTCATCTGGCGGGTGGATATCTACTGGTTCATCAGTAAACGGTACAGCAGACAGATTTATTTACACAGTATCTTCTAGCACTACAACAATTACAGGTGCAGACGATTCTGGCAGCACATTAGCCTATGACGCAGGTTATGTAGATGTGTACTTGAACGGTGTCAAAATGGTGGTTGGTAGTGACATTACAGCCACATCAGGTACAAGCATTGTATTTGCTAGTGCGATTGGCACATCAGGTACAGATACCGTAGACATTATTGCTTACGGTACATTTGCATTAAGTAATTTTAGTATTGGTGATGCTAACGATGTGGCAACTACAGGCGTGGCAACAAGCGATGTACTTCAATACGATGGCAGTAATTTTGTGCCAAAAAGTTTTGATGAAATTACCCCAACACAAACAAGTAACTCAGGAAAGTTTTTAACTACTGATGGCACTAACTCATCATGGGGTACGGTCAATACAAATTTAGTAGCAGATACAACACCACAATTAGGTGGTGATCTTGATACTCAAACATTCACAATAGATTTATCAGGAAGTACAAGTGCGCTTTCAATAAACACTGGAACAACAGCGCAAAGACCTGCATCACCTGTTAATGGAATGATGAGGTACAACACAACAATAAACAAAAATGAAATATACCAAGATGGTGGATGGCAAACTTTTGTATTCCAATATGATATTGACTATCTAGTAGTTGCAGGTGGTGGCGGAGGTGCTTCTGGTGGAGGCGGTGCAGGTGGACTTCTTCAAAGCAGCACAACTGTTAGCACAGGGCAAACAAATTCAATAACAATAGGAGCAGGTGGTGCTAATGGTACTGGTTCAACAGTAGGAACAAATGGTGGTACTTCTTCAGGATTTACCACATCAACTGTTGGAGGCGGTGGCGGAGGTCACTTTTCAAACGGTGGTGCAAACGCAGGAGTAGCAGGTGGTTCTGGTGGAGGCGGCGGCGGTGCTGATACTGGAGGAGTCATTGCAGGAGCAGCATCAGGAACATCAGGACAAGGTAACGCGGGAGGTTTAGGAGTTGCTCTTAACACTACCCAAGGCCGTGGAGGTGGCGGTGGAGCAGGAGCAGTAGGAGCAAATGGTTCTGGCTCAACTGGTGGCGCAGGTGGAATAGGAATTAACTGGCAATCACTTGGCACTTATTACGCAGGTGGCGGAGGCGGCGGTGGTGGCACTGGCGCATCAGGCGGTTCTGGCGGCGGCGGAAACGGTGCAAACGGCGGTTCTGGTCAAACTGGTGGTTCTGCTACGGCAAACACTGGCGGAGGCGGTGGCGGCGGTGGTGCTGTTGCTGCTAATAATGGCGGCAGCGGAGGCTCTGGTGTTGTGATAGTGCGTTATTTAGGTTCACAAAGAGGTAGTGGTGGTACTGTAACTTCAACAGGAGGTTACACTTATCACACCTTTACATCATCAGGAACATATACGGCGTAAAGGAGGAAACATGGCACATTATGCAAAAATATTAGATGGTAAAGTTTTAAATGTCATCGTTGCTGAAGAAGATTTTTTTGATACATTTGTAGATTCATCAGCAGGCGAATGGATACAGACATCGTACAACACTAGAGGTGGTGTTCATTATGAGCCTAATTCAAATACGCCTAGTGAAGATCAATCAAAATCATTAAGAAAGAATTTTGCAGGTATAGGGTTTCATTACGATGGAACAGGATTTTATGCTCCACAGCCGTTTAACAGTTGGACATTTAATAATACAACATATCTTTGGGAAGCACCATTGCCTTACCCTACAGATGGAAACAATTATTTGTGGGATGAAGATGCTTACCAAGCAGACAACACAACAGGATGGGTGGAGGTAACAGATGACTAAAGCAAGAGATATAGCAGACTTTAAGTTTGAAAACATTGTAGATACTGGTACGGAAGGTACTAAGATCGCATCAGGACATACTTCTGAGCGAGGCACAACTACAGGACAAATACGATTTAATACAACACTTGGTCTTGCTGAGTATTATGATGGCACACAAATGCGTGTCATTGATACACCGCCTACTGTTAGTGCAGTAACCCCTACAGAAGTAGAATCTGCAGGTGGTGGAAATGAAACATTTACCCTTACAGGTACTAATTTTGCATCAGGCGCAACCGTTAAATTTATTGGTAATGATGGAACAGAAGTAACGGCATCAACGACTACTGTAACTAATTCAACAAGCATTAGTGCTGTTATTGCAGAAAGTTCATTTGAAAATTCTAAAGAACCTTATGATGTAAAAGTTGTAGCATCATCTGGATTAAGTGGAATTCTTGAAAATCAAATCAATGTTGATAATGCACCTACTTGGACAACAGCAAGCGGTAGTTTAGGCACAATAGAAATGACCGAAACTGGTACGCATGCTACTGTTGCAGCATCAGACCCAGAAAGTGATACAGTTTCCTATTCAGAAACTACCTCAGTTTTATCTGGCGCAGGTTTAACTTTAAATTCTTCTACTGGTGCAATTAGTGGCGACCCAACAGACCCCTCTACAGGTGCTACTGATACATATAATTTTACATTGCGTGCTACTGCAGGAGGCAAGACAGCGGATAGAGCATTTAGCCTAAGTGTAGTTAATCCTGTTGCGGATTCTGGAGGAGGTGGAGGATTTTCTTCTGCATATTCTGTTGCAACTAACGCAACTGGTGTAACGAATAATAGTATGACTACATACAATTTAAACTGCGCTCAAGCAACACCTAACGACCCTGCTAACCATTGGAATTATGTTTGTGATAGTTTCAAAATACACTCAGGTCACTCAGGTACTTGGCCTCATTATACAGCCATTCAAGTTGTTAGCGGCTCTGGAACGCCAAGAGTTTTAAATCAATGGCAATGGTTAAAGCACACTAATGCTTGCGGTAACTTTGATATTTATGGTTCTAACCAAAGCATAACTTCAGGTAATTTTACTACTTTGTCTAATTGGACACATTTAGGCAGAGGTTATGCAGGTGGCGGGGGTTCTGCAAGTGATTGTACTGTTATGTCTGGTTCATTTAACTCAAGCGGTTATGGCTATAGATGGTATATGTGGGTCATTGTAGATGGTAATACATCAGCATTATCTTACCCATCAGTAGGTAGTTTAATTGCATACGCTATGTATGGCGCAAGAATGAATAAAGTCTAATGGATGCTAAACAACGAAAGAAATTTTGTATGGATTGTAAAAACTACATACCAGATAACAACACATGCGGAGTGTGTGGATGCCATTTAATATTTAAGTGGAACATACCTTTGTTTCATTGTCCAGAAGGGCATTGGTAATGGATATGATGCTCTGGAACATTCTACTTACTGTAACACTAGCCTTAATAGGGTGGTGGGGCAGCAACATGTGGAAAGAAACACAACGTCTATCTATCTTGTTAAATAGAACCAGAGAAGAAATAGCAAAAGAATATGTCACTAAAGCAGAAGCACATCACGATATCAACCGAATCATAGATCGTATGGAACAATTAGACCATAAGATTGACCGACTCATCGAAGGGATGAAGAAGTGAATGTCAAAACTGCAGTATTATTTGCAATCGCATTTTTTCTAACAGCATGTACTTGCACGCTGACAAGGGCAGAAACTAACACTGTGTCTTCTACAGTGACAGGCACAACTACTGTAGACAAAACTCCCTCTACAGCATCAGCACCCTCAATCGTTATTAATAATCAAGACGTATGTACATCAGGCACATCGGTTGCTGTACAAACGCAGATACTTGGCTTTGCTACAGGCCAAACTGTTACAGATGAAAACTGTGAACGTTTGAAGTTGGCACGTTCTTTGTACGGTATGGGTATGAAGGTAGCGGCTGTATCAGTGCTATGCCAAGACAAAAGAGTTTTTAATGGAATGATGATGGCAGGTACACCATGTCCATATTTGGGCAGCATTGGGGCAGAGGCTAAGACTAAATGGGAAGAAAACAACTACCAACCACCAACATTTGATGTAATACCAAAAGAAACGAAAGGTGATGATGATAAGACAGGGCTTGCTATCTTTAGTGGTCTTGCTGCTTTGTTGTTCTTACTCTAACGCATACGAGCAGCAGTACCAAGTAGGTGACACAGGGCCAAATGGCGGCACAGTTACCAATGTTACTGTTGTGCCTACTCTATCAGACACCGCTGAAGAAATGATTGGTGACTTCTTAGAAACTACATACACATATACATACACAGAAACTATAGAAGAATCTGTAGAAACAACTACCTATCAAACAGTCAATGTCATTCAAGAACAAACTGACAAACTTATAGACCTAGCCACATATACTGACACCAACGTATCTACAAACTGTTATCAAGCAGGCGTAGACATTTGTACTGGCAATCAATCTACTGGCGGTGGTAGCAGAGTCTATGATTTTACAATCAATCAAGATGTAAAAGAAATAGATTACGGCAGTAGCGTTACATCACATATATCTAACTCAACATTGCCTACATGCGCCAACACAACAGGTGACTGTCAGGATGAGTTTAAGATAACTGTCAGGCTCTTTGATGATGAGGTCTTGCAAAATACTTACACACATAACTACAGCAGCATCAACTGGACAGGCACAAGGGATTATTCATTTAGTCAGGATGTGTCTGCGTTAAGTTTTAATACTGCAGAATTAGAATTATATGGTGTAGATGCAGGATACTACAGCGGATATTATGGGCCTGCATTTGGCGGTACATACTTTGATATTACCTATGATTATTTAACACAAGTAATCAACCAGATCATTACACAGACAACTATGAATACTGTGTTGTCAACGCAAGAGTATGCGTATGACTCAGAGTACATTCCTCCACCACCTATTGAGATAGATTACAGTGACTACACTGTAGACTCAGGCACAACGTTTGAGTTGGAGTTAGACACATTTGATGGCGGTGTGGCTACGTTTGAAGTGGAGGTAGTTGATACACCATCGGGTGAGTTTGAAATACAAATCAATGAAGTAGAAGAATTTGATGTGCCTGAAATAGATGCACCAGAAGAAGCGACAGTAGAGGTAGCCGTAAATGAACAAGAAGAAACACAAGTTTCAGAAAATCAGTCTGACGAAGGAAGCAACGAAACTCCAGTTGAAAGCGGGGGAAAAGATAGAGAAACCTCCAAAGAATCTAAACCCAGTGATAAGAGCAGACCAAATAGAGGAAATACGGCTGTTGCTTACTCGGTCATAATGGACACTGCTAGATTGGTGGTCATGCAACAGTCAGATGCAGTCAAAAACTTTAATACATATACGCAGGTATCATTGCCTGTGACAGAATTTTACGCACCAGAAATAATAGACGGTGGTAAAACATACGATAATCCATACGGCATGTGGTACATGGGTGCATCAGATGCGTTGTGGGATAACATGGTGGATATGCAATGGCAGAACTAGATGTAGGTGGAGTAAAGGTCAAAGGCGGCAAAGGTCTGGCTATCTTCATAGCACTAGGTACGATGATAGGTACGTTGTACGGAGGCTTTGAAGTTTATAAAGACTACATGGATATGAAGGATAAACTTGCCAACCTAGATGTTGAAGCAATAGCGTCAAGAAATGCTGTGCTTGAAACCAAACTAGAGGAGGCATTGAGTTATGCGAAAGACATTAAGAACGATTTACGCTCAGACGTTATCGCGGTTGAAAAGGCTTTGGGTGAAGTTGAAGGTAGAATACGATCTGTTGAAGGTGAGAATCGGACTACTATTCAAGACGCTAAGAAATGGTTTGATGAACGTACTGCAAACATTGATGAGAAACTTACGTCAATGGAAGAACGCCTTGGTAAACGTATTCAAAGGGCGTTAGATAACCCACTATTGAAGGATATGAAGCAGTGAGTACAACAACAGTATTAGGTAATAAACTAAAAGCAGTAGGTGTTAGTGGTGTAAACAAACCAAAAGCAACACCAAATCATCCAACCAAATCACACGTTGTTGTCACTAGAGTTGATGGCAACCTAAAGACTATCAGGTTTGGTGAACAAGGTGCAAAGACCAACCAGAATGAAAAGCAAAGAAAAGCATTTAAAGATAGGCATAGAAAAAACATAGCCAAAGGGCCAAGCAGTGCGGCTTGGTGGGCTAACAAGGTGAAGTGGTCATAATGGAAGAAATGAAAAAATACGATACCAACAACAACGGTAAGATAGACCCAGATGAGTTGGTTGCGATTGATTTGGAAGACAGACGCAGACGTATGTTGGACGAAGATGCTCACCGTGACCAGACCAGAAAGATGGCATGGTTCGCATTATGGGGCATGTTGTTGTATCCATCAGGCGTATTTTTTTGCGATCTATTAGGACTTCATAAAGCAGCAGATATTATTGGTGCAATGGCTAGTATCTATTTTGTATCTGTAGCAGGCGTAGTGTCTGTATTTATGGGCGTAACAAATCTAGCCAAGAAACGGGAGGATAAAAAAAATGATACAATTACTAGGTAGTCTAGTTGGCCCTGTTACTGGTTTGCTAGATAAATTTATTGAAGACAAAGATACCAAAAATAAGTTGGCGCATGAGATTGCGACTATGGCGGAAAAGCAGGCTCACGAGGCCGCTATGGCACAGGTTGCAGTTAATCAAGCGGAGGCTAAACACCGTAGTCTTTTTGTGGCGGGGTGGCGACCATTCGTGGGTTGGATATGTGCTGTTGCTCTTGGGTATCATTTTGTGCTTAACCCTATAATTTTATTTGTAGCAGGGTGGTCTGGCATAGAGATACCTGAACTGCCTGCATTTGACATGGACAGTTTGATGACTGTTTTGCTTGGAATGCTAGGACTTGGTGGCCTCAGAAGTTATGAGAAATCGAAAGGATTAACTAAATGACATTTAAACTATCAGAAAGGTCTTTGAGTAGATTAGAACCTGTCAAACCAGAGTTGTTTGATGTGGTATTAGAGGCAATTGAATTAACCAAGGTAGACTTTGGCGTTATCTGTGGTCTTAGAACAGAGGAAGAACAGCGTGCTTTGGTAGAAAAAGGTGCTAGTCAAACCATGAAGTCAAAGCATTTGACAGGTGATGCAGTAGACTTGATGGCATATATTGGGGGCAGAGGTACATGGGAACTAAACGTGTACGATGACATTGCTGAAGCAATGCGTGAGGCTGCAAAGAATCAAGGCGTAAGGATTAGATGGGGTGCTGCATGGACAGTGCCAGACATTGCAGAATGGAATCTATCTATGGAAGACGCTATGAACAGTTACATAGATGAAAGGCGTGCTGAAAGGCGTAGACCATTTATTGATGCGCCACATTTTGAACTTAATTAGCGCATAATACAGCCATAAAACGCACCACTACCATCCTTCATCAGATGTTGATTGATGGGATATTCATAGTATGTGGTTAGTTTTAAGCGTAATACATCACATAGATCAGCAACATTAAACTCTTTTACCATTGTAACATTTTGTAACATCAACTCTGTTACAGGTATCAAGTGATACATGCCATCAGTTAGTATGATTAAATCCATTATTTCTTTTTGGTAGGCTCACCACTTAACTTTGCTACCACTGATTTTATCTTCTCAAGATAGACTATGGTATCCCACAATTCTTCTTGGGCATCATCTATCCACTCAAGCAGAGGCTTGTCTGCATCTGCCATGCTGCCACCATAATCTTCAAAGCCTTGATTTGAACGATCATTGCCTCGTTTGATTATGGCAGCAACTAATGGGTCTTTTGTTAGTTTAAAACGCGACATTGTTCCAGTGACTACAGAACTTGTTAACACTGCAGTAGTGGGCGCAACGTGTGTCTTCACCTTTACGCAATACAATCTGACAGCCTTTACCTTCCTTCATGTTATTGTCGGACAGGTACTTCTCGGCTTCTTCCCGTGTAGGCAACAATCGCAACGCAGACTTACGGCCATCTTTCATAATGGCGTAGGTGTCTGGTTTGTTCCAACGTTCTTCAGGTGTACATACAGGCGGCTCATCTACTTCCATTGCTGCTTGATGCAGAATGATACGATTAGATACATACTCATCCTGTTCTTCAGGTGACCAACGTTTAATCGGTATCATCACAGCCTGTTGCTTTGGATAATTGTCTGAAGTTAACGCTTTTAACTTAGACCAATCACGAAGGATAGCCATGATAGACAAAGACTTAACTTTAATCTTGATTTCTGATGATGAATGACGAATCAGCCAATCAAGTATGTTAAGTTGTGCTTCCCATTCTGGCTTGCCTTTGATTGTGGCATCCATTGCAGACCATGCAGATGTAGTCTTGAAGTCAATTAACTGTCCATCATGCGATAGATAGTCAAATGTACCAGATAGTGTCCATTCATGGGTCATATCATTCTTCACGAATAAACGCTGCTCTGTGATGTCCTGTGTGCCTTCTGAGGCACGTTCTATGACATGGTGTACTGATTGCCCTAGCAATGACCAGATACGGTCTGATACGTCTTCTTCTAACGATTCATAGTGTTTCTTGGTTAGTGCTGTAATGCGTGGTGGTTGCAACAAACGTGTTGCAGAAATGTCACTACCAGTTGCATCATACGGGTCATTAGTAACTGCACGCTGTACTGCAGCAGGCAGGTTTTGATTGTTAGTTATCTTCATAACTACCCCCTAAAATGGTATGTCTTCATCGTTGGTAAGGTCTGGTACGTCTTGACCATTCCTCTCATCACCCATGTCTTGTGAATCTACCAACTCTTTTGAACGTAGGATTATGTTACGGATACCATCAGGCAGTTTGTTAAATTCATCACGGTTGCCTTTTTGGTATTCATCAACGCTAAAGACTACAGCCTCATGGAACTGTTCAGCCAACTGCTCATCTTTTGACAATGGCATAATGGATGACACACGCGGCTTACCATTCTTGCCTTCCATAACGTTAATCATACATGGCACGCCAACCAACTTTGATATATCAAAGCCTTTCTTTTCCATTTCTGTAAATGGACGGCCTCGCCATGATGATAGGTCATTACCTAGTGTAGCCTTCTCATGTAAAGACAACGTGTAAAACTTACTGATTGTCAGCGGCTCACCGTTGTTGTTAGATTGTGATGGAACTTCCCAGATAATCATGCACTGGTGTTTCCATGTGACTTGTCCATCGTAGTTGTTTTCTTGTGTACCAAGATCAATGACCTTAACGCATCGTGCCTTGTGTACACCAGTTGCTACTTCAGGATACTTAGACTCATTGTCTACTGTTTTTGCTATTAGACTCATGTTTGCTCCTTTTTGTATATTTACTATTTGAATGCCCATTATATTAACATAAGTTACCAAATGCAAGTGTTTTGTTGACATTAGTTAAGACTGTATGTATTATTTATGTGTATTAACAAAGGTTATAAACTATGAGTTTACTGTATGAACTTGCAAAAGAGCGTAAGACAGAGGTAGTTGGTAAGTATGGCGGTAGAAACCTAGCCAGACTGCTAAATATCAGTCATCCTGCCGTGTCTAAATGGCAAGTTATACCGCCTCTGCGTGCTTATCAGATAGCAGACTTGGGCGACTTTGATCTGGATTATATTCGTCCTGATCTAAAGCATGAAATTGCCCCGCAGCCGCAGGGGGTAGACCACTCCGCGTAGGTTAAAAATACTAGCGGCAGGGAGGTTAGGCTTTTTCTCATTGTTGGCCTGCCTCCCTTTTTTTTATCTCAAAAGTATGGCAATGCTATGGCAATGCTATGTGTTTGCCATCGTTTTGCTAATGGCAAAAGTATCCCCTTCATCTTCATCTTCACCTTCATCTTCACCTTCAACTACAACCAAGATAGTACAGACAGTACACACCCAATATAAATTGGTGTTGACATAGGTTAACATTCAGATTATATTATTGTCATTAACAAAAATTAACAGGCAACAATGAGAAAACGACAGACACATGAACAATCACCTGCGTTTCAGTTTTACGCAAACGATTGGATTAGCGAACCAAACAGAATGAGAATGACGCTTGAAGAACAAGGCGCATACATTCTGCTTTACTGTCATTGTTGGCGTGGTTTTAGGATACCGTTCGATTACGAAGTTATGTCAAGGATGTGTAACTGCACGATTGAGAAGATAAAAAAGATGTGGCCTAACATGCAGGACATGTTTCAACAGATCAAAGACAAAGACGGTATGTATCTAATTTGTTTGCAGGCAGAAGAAGAACGTAAAGAGCAAGCAGAGAACCGTAAGAAACGCCAAGCAGCAGGTAGAAAAGGTGCTGAGAAACGATGGGGTAGGGATGAGGTACAATCCAAATAGTCATTACGCAGTGTTTATAGAAGCATTTGGAACACATCATAGTTTCCAAACGTTTTGTGACAAAGGTAAGAACCGTAGGATTACCAAACAACTACATGGCACACTTGAAGAACACCTTGAAGAACTATGGTCATTGAACAAGCAGGGTGCAGGTGTGTTTTTTACCGTCAATCAAACTGATTTGCATGGTAGAACAACAAAGAACATAACAAAGATTAGGGCTGTGTTTATTGATTTGGATGGTGCGCCATTGCCAGATCACTTTGAGTTAAAGCCCAACATCATACTCAATACATCACCAGATAAATACCATTGCTATTGGCTTGTAGATGATATGCCTATGGAATCATTTACATTGTATCAGCAAGCATTGGCTGCAAAGTACAACAGTGACCCTGTTGTCAAAGACTTGCCCCGTGTAATGCGTATTGCAGGCTTTTACCACAACAAGTCAAAGCCATATCCAATCAAAGTAATTGGTGCGCAGGGCATTGATACACCATACACAATGGCAGAGATACGCGATGGCCTTGGTCTGCAACGACCACAAAAACCTGCCATAAAAACAGATTACAAGCCATCAATGTACCAAGGTAAATACACAGGTACGTTGCGATATGGTGTAGGTGAAGGCGATAGACATGCTGCATTAGTCAAGATGTTGATTGCCATAAGAATGCGTGGTGAGTCTGAAGACTATGCGCGTGAAGAAGCGTTGAAGTTTGCTAACGCGTGTAACCCACCTGAAAACCACAACGAAGTATTGTTTCAGGTAAAAGATATTTGGAGTAGATATGCACCTTAGACATTATCAAGAACTAGCACTGCATAACTTGCGTGAGTCCATGCGTTTGGGTAACAAACGTGTGTTACTTGTTGCGCCTACTGGTAGCGGTAAGACAGTGATTGCTAGTGCAATGATACAAGCAGCCAGACAAAGGCTTAAAAGTTGTTTGTTTGTTGCTCATAGACGTGAACTGGTTAATCAATGTTCTGATAAATTACGGCAGTTTGATGTCAATCATGGCGTATTGATGGCAGGACGTTCTGCAAACATCGGTGCAGGAACACAGGTTGCAAGTATCCAAACGTACACGATACGCAAAGACAACAAGTATTTTATGAAACCAAAGGCAGACCTAATTATATTGGATGAAGCGCACCGTTCTGTCAGCAAATCATTCCAAGATTTAATCAAAGAATATCCAGATGCCTATGTCATTGGCCTTACTGCTACACCTGTGCGCAATGATGGCAAAGGTTTGGGAGGTATCTATGATGATCTTGTTGAATGCGGAAACATCAGAGATTTAGTTGCTCAAGGATTCCTTGTGTCAAACCGTGTTGTTGCACCGACCATGCCAGACTTGCAAGGTTTGAAGATTATGGCAGGTGACTATGAGAAACGTGGTCTAAACACACGAATGAATAAACCTAAATTAGTTGGTGATTTGGTTACTCATTGGATACGACATGCAGAGAACCGACCAACTGTTGTGTTTGCTACATCTATTGCCCACAGCAGATTCATTGCAAAAATATTTAATGATAACGGCATACCTGCAGGGCATGTTGATGGTGAAATGGATGAACTAGAACGTGAGCAAGTGCTGCATGATTTGCATGTAGGTAAGATAAAGGTGTTGTCTAACTGCCAAGTGCTGACAGAAGGATGGGATGAACCCAAGGTTTCATGTGTTGTACTTGCCAGACCTACTAAATCTTATGGCCTTTACCTGCAAATGGTTGGACGATCACTCAGACCGTTTGAAAACAAACAAGACACATTAATTATCGACCATTCTGGTTGTGTGTATGAGCATGGATTCCCTGAAGATGTGCCTGAATGGGAACTAACAGAAGATAAAATTACACGACCAAAAAAGAAATCAACGCCAGTAGAAAAACAACCGTTCACCTGTACTCAATGTAATACTGTGTATCAGCCTACAAGAGTCTATCGAACTTGTCCTGTGTGTGGTCATGCACCAACAGAGGCAGACAAAAAAGTATTGGTGAAGCAAGGCAGATTGGTTGAACTTGAGAAAGACAAGGACGAAACCACTGCACAAGACAAACAGAACTTCTATGCACAACTGCTGTATCACTCCAAGCAAAAAGGATACAAGCAAGGTTGGGCAGATTGGACATTCAAAGAAAAGTTTGGGCATTTTCCACACAGTAAACGTGTGATGCCAATGCCTGTAGGTGATGAGGTCAAAGGCTTTCTTCAGCATCTAAGAATCAAAAAAGCCAAAGCAAATGGGGGTGCTTATGTCAGAGGACAGTAAAGAACAACAACTACATAAACTGCGTGAGATTGGGCAGAAACATGCGGCTGCAAAGCGTGACGTTGTAGTGCTTGAACATGGTAGACAGATAATGTTGTCCGATCTTATGAAAGAATACATGGTCAAAGGTGAGAAGACAGCAGCAGGGCAGGAACGTGAAGCGCGTGCTGATGACCGTTACAAGAAACACATTGAAGCGTTAGGCATTGCAATTGAAGAAGAACTTAAATGGGCATGGGAAAAGAAAATCGTTGATATAAACTTTGAGAAATGGAAAACGAACATGATTAACCAGACTATTGAACGGAAACAATATGGCTAAGAAACCTGCAAACGCAGAAGAAAAGAAACACATGTCACGCGTTGCTGATTTGGGTTGCATCGCCTGTGCTAAGTTAGGCCATTACGATTCACCTGCAGAACTGCACCACATCAAACACCAGACGGGCATGGGCAAGCGGTCTAGTCATTATGAGGTGATCCCCCTGTGTTATCTGCATCACCGTGGAACATACGGTTATCACCAGAGTCCTGCAGAATTTACAGGAAACTTTGGTACACAAAAAGAACTGCTGAAAGAGGTGCTTGATTGGTTAAACTATGAAGATAAAAAAACGGGTCAGATAAATCCATCCAACCCGTTCACAAGGAATAATTTGTTTTATGAATAGTTACAGCGATTTAGATTTTAATTTGTATCCATCGCCAAACAACACATGACCAAGTTGATGAATCACATGGAAACCCATGTCCATGCCACAACCAGACACGCCCATGCACTCAGTTTTGTCCTTGAATCTGTAGTCCAAGGCATTGCACATTGTACGCGTTAGCCAATACGCTTCAATCCTGTCCTCACCTTCACGGAACTCATCTTTGACACCAAATTTGTAAAACGTGATGTGTCTGTACATGCCAGAATTGCTGACCTGTTTGACAACGTAGTAAATGGTGTCACCCTCACTGATTATTGTTTTTAGATATTCGATTGCTTTTTCTTTGCTCATTGTTTCATTTCCTTTCTTCTATTTGATTCGATAGCGTGCCAGATATTTATCACGCCCCACATTGCGACAACGGTTGCATCCAGACTCTCACCGCCCCACCATTGGTAAATGGCAAGAGTCCAAATGAATCCGCTTAACAAAAAACGCCAGATCACAAATCACCCGCGTTCTTTTTCTTGTGCCAATCATCAAGACAAAGGCGCAAACCTTCGTCCAATCCTTGATATAACTTGTCTAGGTTTACCCGTAGATACTGAAAAGCCTCAACCCGCTGTGACGGGCTAAGACCTTTCAAATGTTCATCTACGATTGCTTTGACCCAAACCTCATCAACGCTTATGAACTTATCGCGCTGCATTTGACTCACCTTTGCCCAGTTTGATGTCTAGTAACTCGGTTAAGGCATGGAAAGATGACATTTTATGCGCTCCGACATTCCACTCTGTCATGGCCTCAACGTCCATGCCATCTGTGCCGCAATACGCCTTGCCGTTCTTCCAGTTGTACACAGTAAACACACGACCATCAGGGAACTCAAATGCCCATTCAACGTCAATCTTATCCTCTGCACCTGCTCGCGGTATGTAACGAAAATGCGGCTCGCCAAACACCTCGACCAACTGCGGGTATGTTCTTTTGATGTAACCGTGTAAATGCGTGCCACCTGTGTTGCTAGTCTTTTTAATGTCTGCAATGCTCCGATAATACTTGTCCTGCAATGCAAACGTTATTGCTGATGTGATTTTGTTTGCTAGGTCTTCATCAGTGTCAACCAACTGCTCTGCAAACGTGTGAACCATGTTGCCTGTCAATTGGTTGTAGCAATCACCCGCAAGGTTGGCGGCTATTTGGTTATCCTCTGCCGTTGCTGCTTGTGCATCCTCGATATGGTTGACCTCAGTTTCATCCATCATTTCTGCTTTTACTTTGCTCATTGTTGTTGCTCCTTTGTTAAAATTTATTGGCAGCGAACAAACATGCTCCGCCACCAATTATTGAAATTAGGCCATAACCTATGACCATAAGCATTGTGGGCAAATCGTTGGCATACTCCATACATTTACCATCACAATCATTGGCACTGCCTGCAATGGCCATCAATCCGACAGCCACTGCACACGCTCCAAATACGTTTAAAAATGTTTTCATTGTGTTGCCTCATACATTTTGTTGTATTGAGTCCACCAAGATTCCATCCACTCATTAGCGGTGTGGTCAGACACCAACTCATCATCCTCGTTGCCAAAGACAATCAATGCCCAACCTTTACGCTTGCCATCTTTAGTGAATACTAATTCAGCAATGTCTACTGATTCAGTATGCTCCTTGATGTCAGTGTACTTTGTAGAATCCTCAATCAAGTCATCGCCTTCGCAATAGACACTGATTGCACAGCCTTCATTCAAAGCCCACTTAATCAGATTCAAATGCGCCTTACGCATCTGCACGGCTTGCTTTATCGTTTCATTATCCATGATGTTTACCTCATTGTTGTTTAACATAGGTTAATTATATAACACATTTATAAATGTACGCAAGAATTTATTTACACATATATATTGCCTTGTAACTACTTTAGGTTATAATGAGGCTATGACAGCGAAAACCCTTACAGACAAACAAAAACTGTTTGTTCATCACTTTAGTCAGACGGGCAATGCAACCCAGTCAGCAATCAGCGCGGGCTACAGTCCTGCCACTGCTGAGCAACAGGCATACGAACTGAAGAAGAAACTGGCTAATGAGATTGATGACGCTACACGACACGCGTTAGGCGGTGCTGTACCCATGGCGGTTGAGAAACTCCAGAGCCTTATCAGTGATGACAAGGTATCGCCTGCGGTCAAGTTAGGTGCAATCAACAGCATCCTAGATCGTACAGGCTACCAGACAGTGCATAAGGTAGAAGACGTAACCAAGACACGAACAGATGAAGAACTACAGACAGAGTTGAATCACCTGCTCAAATCCATTGGCGCGGGGTCTAGTCCAAAAGACATCAAGCATTAGCCTCGTATACTGCTCATTCCTATATATACACACATAGGGATAGACACACACAGGGCTTAGCCAAACCCTCCCGAAAAAACGTTCATCGCACACACACACGCGCTCACAGAGCAAAGGCAAGGCATATCCCTGCGGTCTTGTTAAAAGGCTACGGGCAAACGTGTCTGCTTCTCATATATACGCACAGGCAAGGCGCAATCACACAGGCGCGCTCGGCCAAATCGACCCCCC